ATAGGATACCCATAGAACTTAGCAGCCATTAAAACATCCTCGTAGAATATCTTCGCCAATGGAGGACGAGAAGCGTATTCCGCCACGAACATATTGCTAGGGTATTGCATATTGAACTTATTGTAGAAGTGACAAGCCCCTTTTGAAGAGCGATAGTCTACGGTAGCGTCAATATCGTAGGAGTCAACACCTGCACATCCAAACATATCATTTGGCGCGACAATCTTTCCATTTTGTTCTTTTGTCTTGTTTCGCATATCGGCAGGAGGCATCCAAGAAACCCTCCACCTTCCATTGGGATCAGGTGTAAAGACGACCTCCGTGTCTACTACTCCATTGCGCCAAACGAAGTTCCCGGTAACAACAGGGTTTGGGTACATCTCATCGTTATATTGAATCTGCTCGTATACCCTTTGGATATTAAACAAACTGCTTTTGGTAGAGTCTCTGAACGCCTCCTCTTCCGTGAAGGGAAACTGGCGGATAATCTCATTGAGTTCGTAGCTGTTGTTCTTCTGCCCCTTTCTTTCGTTCTTTAAGAAGGTCTTGGCTCCAATATCCAGCACTGATCCATCCTCAGAAAGGACAGCCTTTTCGGGGTCTTCAGATATAGCGTTGCCGTATCTATCAAAGAAGCCCTCTAGAGCATCGTATGCCGGGATGAATATCTTATAAAGACCTGTCTTGGTTCTTCCGTTTTCGTTTCTATCTAATGGGTCCGAATCGTAATACATATCGCGGTATTCACGACCTCCTTTATCTAAAGGGTTGACGGTGGAACCCACCAAAGCCTTTCCGATAATCTTACGACCCACCAATAGACAAGTTCTATGGATGCGCCAAAACTCACGGATGTCTAAACCTTTCTCAAACTTACCCGCTTCGTCAAAGTATAGGATGTGCATCTTCTCCCCATCGTAAGCATTGCTAACGGTATTCTTCCAGTTTACAATGGTATCTAACGCCTCTCCTTTTTGGACCACCTTGTTCTTCTTGGTGATCCTTCTAGATGGCTCCCGGAAGGCTAGTTCCACGCGAGGGTTAGTCGTGCCATCAACGATGGGCTTGAAGAAGAATGGATAGGAACGGAAGATGGGAACCACCTTCTTCATAAAGACGTTGTCTTGAGCATCGCCACCCGTCTTAGATATAATGCCCAAGAGTTTTTCCTTTACCTGCGTAGCTTCGTCTACCAAGATAGCCGCGCTCATATTGGTGTAGCCTGAGCGTCTACACTTGGTGTAAATCTGTCCCATACTCCTTGGGTCAAACTCACAAGCGGCAAAGTGGATAAACAAATCTTTTTGAAAGGAGAGGAAGCTTGGGTATCCTACATCTATCTTGCTCCATTGCAGGAACATATAGTGATGCCCCGTTATATAGGTTGGTGTGCCATTATTCATAAACCACACTCCATCCCTGCGTCTCTTGAACTCTTGTTCAATATAGGGGGCGAATCTATTTTGGAATTCACGAGGAGCCTCGTACCACTCGTCCATCGTTCTAATGGAAGAGATTTCCCTTGGTGGATCAACCCTTCTCCAATATTGGTCCTTCTTGGGTTTATCGGAGAATAAGATGTCCTTCTTTGGAGGAACCTTGGGAAGCTGGATATGCAAATAAGACAATTCAATCACCTCTCCTTCCGTCCCATTGGGGCAGATGTTAATGACAACATCGTCTTTTATATTTACCAATCCAGCCATTACTTGCTATATCTCTCTGCAAAGCCACTCTTATAGTCGCGCTCTTCCTCTATCTCTCCATTGCTATGCATATCGGAGATTAGTTGTTGGAGTTTCTGACGCTCTACAATCATCTCTTTACACGCTAAGGCCGTCTCTTTGATGGCTTGCAGTTCAGCCTTCCTCCCGGATCCGGTAAGGTCAGGGTCCACTGGTTTCTTTACCTCTGCCGTCATATTGCGTATAGCCACCTCCATTGCTTCCACCAATTCGGCAGCCGCTTGGACGGTGCTATACTTTACATCTCTACCGCTATCAGGTAGTCGTGAAGCATCCTCCATACCTTGTCTCCTTCAATTTCCATTTCATAGTCAGCATCTTTAGAGAAGTACACTACGTCTCCTTTCTTGAGTCCGTATTCCTCTAAGATTCTGCTATCGTATTTAATTATTCCTTTTCTATTCTTCACTTCTTCGGTGGTGACTATCTCAATGATATCACTCTTGAGTCCCTCTTCATAGATGGGGTCAAGGATAACCCAGTCCTCCACGGTGCGAATCTGTCCCTCTTTGTCCTTATAGGCAAAGGCTTGACATCCGTTCCCTCCGAAGGGATCGTAATTGACACGATACCATTGCTGGGTTTCATCAAAGAACTGAGGGGTAAGCACCACGTGATGGTGGAAGTAGAGCGTGTCGCCAGGTTGCACACCCGTATTGTATCGCTTTGGGACGAACACCACCTCTGCGCTCATCACCCTATGTTCAAAGGGGTTGTACTTATTCTCTAGGTAAATCTCCTTTCCTCCAATGGTGATGGTATCGTTCAGCGCCTTGGGGATATGAACGACAAAATGATTGAGTACCTCCATCTTACTTGAAGTTACAATCGTATTCAATAAGCAGGGGCATATTCTCAATGCTCTTCCAAAGCATAATGCCATCCTCAGGGTGCTTAATATATACCAAGTACCTTCTGATGTTGTGCTTCTGCAACAACCTGTCGTCAAAGATAATGCAGTCTACTTCTGACTCTCCAGATTTCTGACCTATGAAATAGGCCATTGCATCCTTGGGATTTTGCCCAACGATGATTTTTCTAATAATTTCCATTTCATTTAATTTATACTATCGTCTCCTAGGTTCATCCAAAAGTCTATGTCTCGCATATCGTTGTTTTCATCTTCATCGTCCACATACGATTGAGATAAATGAAACAAGACAGACTCAAGTTCTTCTTTACTATCGGCAAAGATGCTTGTTATGGCATCTATCTTATGGTAGCCCTCCTCTTGGTCTTTGATGACACCAACACAAATGGCGGATATCAAATCATCCCGCAGGTCGTACTTTTCAGCAAGGTCTATAATCTCTTCAATCTTAATCCTTGCTTCAAGAAGGAACTCCGTGATTCTTTTTTCTTTGCCTGTCATCAATCTAACTTCCGTGCATATAACTGCGTGTTCTCCGTAATCTCTATGGTTCCTGTTGAGGTCTTCACATACAAATCTACGGTATCTCCAACAGTCAATGTAGCGGTAGTATAGAAAGACATTGTGTTGGGATCGGTTCCTCCAGTTCTTTTAGCGTTTACGATTCTACCAACGCTTCCAGCGATGCGTAATTCCACAAAGACATCCAGGCCGGTGGAGGCGTTATCCGTTTCAACGGCAACATCAAACTGATAGGTCCCATCTGTTGAGATGTCAATTCCGTTGTTGCCGCTATTCAAAGCGATGGAACCCGGGCTGCCAAGCTCTATGGTCTCATTGTCCTGCGCTCCAACGGGAGCAAAATCCACTCTCACAAAGGTGGTTCCAATGGATGCTATTCCAAGAAGTCCTCTTCTAGCCGCTACCTGAGGGGCTACATACTGAGGAGTCGGATTGATAAAGTTCTTTAGGTCTGCGGCATTGATACGCTTCCAAGTGGAGGTGCTGATATCATAAATAAGGATATCGTCTCCATTGGCAATGGTAGCAGAGGTTAGTTGCGAAAGCGAGGTAGATGCCAACATTGTGACATTAGAACCCGCCTTTACCAATGGGGTAGAAGCCGTGGTGATGGCTCCTGCCAAGCCAGTAAATGCCGTGGTGTCTAGCGTTCTCTCCACCACTTGGTTGGAAGCGTTGAGCAATAGGCACTTAACTTCCGTAGAACCCGTAGCCGGGACAGTATCAAAGACAAGCGTTCCGTCAATGTTTACCGTACCGGTAGACAACGCAAGCGCAGTATCCGTTCCGTTTCCGTCTTGTACTGCCTTCGCTGATCCGGTTACATCGTTAGAGGACAAGGTCAATAACGAGGGAAAAGCGTCTTTAATCTTCTGATTAGTTAAATCGGACATACCACATTAATTTTACACAAAGATACAATTTACGATTATGCCTAAGACAAGGGTTAACCCCAAGAAGAAATACAGAGAGTTCTCCGTCATTGATAAGAAGTTCATCAAAGCCAACAATTTAAAGAACATTGGCATCGCCCTAAAGGATATCGTGGAGAACTACGATGTGTCGCAGTCTGAGTTCCTCTTTATGCTTCAGGTATATGACCTTGAGTTCTTCACCATCAAGCACGCCTCCAAGATATC